CAGATGCATATATTACCCAAACACTCTACGCATCTAATATTTTTTTGTAACTTTGCATATGTCTTATGAGCTTGAAATTCAGAATCGTATCAAGGTAGGGTTCGCTCTTGGGTTTCAATATTATGGAAAAGACAATGAGCATGATTGGACTGAGATAACTTTATTTGTTGGGCTTATAAACATAGTTTTAAAATATTGGTAATATGGCAAAAAATTATATAGACGGGCTTTACGTTAAAGACGGACGGCTTATAAACGACAGGCCTGATTCTAGAAGCGGACTTGAAAGAGCTGCTGAAATGAGAAAGGCTGTTAAAAGACAAAACAACATTGAGCAGATAGCAGAAGGTATCCGAAGAGCGCAAATGCTTGAAAGATTTATGGATTGATAATTCATATTTTAGTTGGTTATAGTTGGTAAAAGCTACTTCCTTTAATAAAAAGGGGAGTAGCTTTTTGGTTAAGGAGCAGACGACTTTTTAACATCGGGTTTTATTTTATACTAAAATCTATGTCGAGAATCGTCCAAATCGACGTTTTACGTCGACCTTATGTCGAGTTTAAAAAAAGTCGACATAGACCTAATTTATTGATTTATATATATTTAACTATATATTATTATACTCTATGTCAAGATGTCAAGTTCAAAGTCAATTTGTAGTGGAGAAAAAATATAAAAAAAAGTTTTTTATTTCCCCCTATAGGAAAAGCAAAAAGTCGACATCTCGACGTTATGGATAGAATACTTATTTTAGCGCTTTTAGTTATTACAATATATTATATAACAAAAGGCTTTTTATATTTACTACAGGAAGTTCCAGATGAGTTAATACTCTTGGTTCTACTGCTAAACTTTCTTATCATCTACGGATGTTAACTATTGAATTACCCCACCTTTAGATTTACTTGGAGAGCTACTAGGGCTCGCAGAGCTAGGCGTAGCACTAGGTGTAGAAGGAGTATTACGAGGATTAACGCTGCCTCTATTAGAATTGCTCTTATGAGATGGTGTATAAGTTCCAGAATAATAGCCATAATCCCCCCAGTATCTATATGGCTGGTGGTAATTATAATAAGGGTTGGTTCTATAGATATATACAGGATAATATCTGATTCTAATAACTTTTGCTTGTAAAGAATCTAATTCATCGGTTGTGCTATAATAAATACCGTCTTGAGCGTAGTGTGTCCCTTGATATGTCTGACATGATGCTAGGGATAAAAACAAAAAGGTGATAAGTTTTTTCATATTACAAAGTTAGATAAAAAATAAATTTATATATTTGAAAAAAGAAATCAAATTAAATGCAACAAGCGGGAGGGTACTCACCTAAAGACCTGCACTTTGAGCAGCAGGGCCAGGAAAAACTAATAGAAGGGATAACGAAAATGTCTAAGGCGGTTAAGTCTACCCTAGGGCCTATGGGAAATACTGTCCTTATAGAATCCCCACAGCACACTCACGGGATAACAGTTACTAAAGATGGGGTGACAGTAGCCAAAGCTATCAGTCTACTAGACCCTGTGGAGAACCTAGCTGTTCAGATACTCAGGGAGGCCGCATCAAAAACTGCTGCCAGTGCTGGAGATGGAACAACAACAGCTATTGTCCTAACAGAAGCTCTTGTTCAAAATGGAATAGAGCATCTATTTGGGGCTTCTAACAAAACCCAAGTTCTAAGAGACCTAGTGAGCGAGACAACTAAGGTAGTGGAGAATTTAAAAAAAAGCTCAAAGCCAGTAACAAAAGCTAAGCTACTGGATGTAGCTACAATCTCGGTTAATAATGATGAGCTAGTTGGAAAGATAATTGCCGATACGTATAACAAGGTTGGTAAAAATGGGATAGTGACAGTTGAGAAAGCCCAGGGTAGTGACACTACATTTGAAACAACTCACGGTTTGAAAATAGACAGGGGCTACTCCTCACATCTTTTTATTAATAATCAAAAAAAAGATGAGTGTATCCTAGAGGATGTGCATATTCTAGTTTCCGATGCTGAGATAAACAATATACTATCTGTAGAAAATGTTTTAAAGCCAATAATAAACGAGGGAAAGAAACTATTAATTGTAGCACCGTGTTCACAAAACGTCATAAACACCCTTGCGGCGAATGTGATGAAGAACGCATTGAAGCTTGTAGCCATAAATCCACCCTCATTTGGTTATAAGCAACATGAGCTTATGGGCGATATAGCCCTATCAGTTGGTGCTACATATTTTTCTCAAGCTACAGGGGATGACCTGAGCATAATAAATTTTTCCGACCTCGGTAGAGCCTCAAAGATAATTGTTGGGAAAGACTCTAGTATTATCCTAAAAGATAATGACCATGTGGATAGTGAAAAAATAAACCTACGAGTAGAACAACTTTGGGACGCTCATAAGATAGCAACCAAAAAACAGGACAAAGAATTTATATTATCCCGCATCGCATCCCTTACCGGCGGTGTGGGTGTAATATATGTGGGAGGAAATACAGACCTTGAACAAAAAGAATTATTCGATAGAGTAGATGACGCAGTATGCGCAGTTCGTTCCGCCCTAGAGGAAGGCATACTTCCTGGCGGAGGACTTGCGCTGTATAGAGAGGGTGTTAAATTATTGGAGAAAAAAAATTCAAAAAAAATCGCTAAAGCGATTTTAGGCCAAGCCCTTCAAGAACCCTTATTGCAAATCTATCGCAATGCAGGGATAGAGCTTATAAAGCCAACCTTAAGCATGTTAAACGATAATCATGGGATGGACATAAAAACCGGAGAGTATGGAGACTTATATGAGCTTGGAGTAATAGACCCCCTAAAAGTAACAAAGCACGCCCTTCAAAATGCAGTGTCGGTAGCGGTGACTATATTATCTACTAACGCTATAATAACTATGGCTAGAACCTATGAGACTGAATAAAAAACTTAACGTGCTCATAGCGTGCGAAGAAAGTCAAATTATAACCTCTCAATTTAGACTCTTAGGTCACCACGCTTTTTCTTGTGATATAATGGATTGTAGTGGTGGTCACCCTGAGTGGCATATAAAAGATGATGTATTAAATCATCTTGATAAAAAATGGGATTTAATGATTGCGCATCCTCCATGCACATATTTAGCACTAAGCGGAAATAGGTGGCTGTACAATAAAGACGGGAGTAAAAATAAAGAGCGGTGGAAAAATAGAGGTAAAGCTTTAGATTTTGTAAAACAACTATTAGACGCCCCTATTAAATATATCGCCCTGGAAAACCCACTGAGTGTTATATCCTCACAAATAAGAAAGCCTAATCAGATTATTCAGCCCTATATGTTTGGTCATGGAGAAACTAAAAGAACTTGTTTGTGGTTAAAGAACCTACCCAAACTAATACCAACTAATATTGTTGAAGGTAGAGAGCCAAAAATTTGGAACGGCATGAGAGATGAGACTGGGAAAAAATTAGCATGGGACAGTAAGGAAATAAAAATTGCTAGAAGTAAAACTTATAAAGGAATAGCAGAAGCAATAGCTACTCAATGGTCACAATACATACTAAATGAGACTGATTAGATTTACACTTATTTGGATTAGTCAAAACTTAGCTATACCTTTTTGGGTAGTTGGACATATACACCTTTCAATACATTCATTTCACGATATGGTAGAGATAGCATCTTCTGTAGGCATGAATTTAATAGTAGCGATTGGATTTATAATAGATTATAAAAACAGCAAATGAAAACACTTGACTATTTTTTAATAGCCCTTATTATCGCCTTGTTAATGCTTGCAGTGTCCTGCACAAAAGAAGAAGACGATAGATGTATTAATTATCTATTAGAACAAGAAAGTAGTGAGCCTGTCTGTATAGGCGGAATTTGCACCATACAATATTTTACAACAATAACATGTTCATTTAATGAAACCGATAGGAAAAAATTTACTGATTAAAATTATCGAAGAGGAAATTAAAACCTCCTCAGGACTGCTTCTATCTTCTGATGACGCTAGTCAATTAAGATATAAAAAAGGCATTGTCATAAAAAGCGGCACTGATGTGGCTGTTATAGATGAGGGCGCTTTAATCTTTTTTGACAAAAGAGCAGGGTTTACCCTTATAATAAACGACGAGCCTTTTACTGTTATTCAGGAGAAAGACGTCGTTGTTGTCTTATAGAGGCGTTCATCTGAAGAATCATCTTTCGATAAACCTTATCTGTGAACTTTACGTTTTTAGCAAACATAGGATTAGAAGAAAGGGATGTAGGTATTTCTTCTCCTGATAATTTTTTATATATACTATTAATTACCCTTTGAGTTTTAAAGCTCAGACCATATAGAGTTTTGTATTTTTTTCTCCTACGACGAAACACCTCTATCCACCCATCTCTTAACAGTCTGTCAAACCTATCTTCATCCCATGAAAGCAAATTATCAAACTCTTCAAACTTTTCTTTTGAAAAAATATCTTCACTGTAAAGAAAAAGAAGCATATCAAGGTCAGCGGTAGTAAGCCCATATTTAGCTTTTATGAAATACCTTATCACCCTCCAGTATTTAAGGCAGTCATTAGCTTTTGATTTCATTAGATTAGATTTATTACCTTTGTACAAATATATTTATAAAATCTTAAATAACAATTATCATGGCGCAAGCAACGGGGAGAGACCCTTTAAAAAAACAGAAGGACTCATTGAATTTTAAAAATTCAACTGTCCAGCGGTTGGCTAGAGGAGCGGGGAGATATGCAGCAGATATGCTAATAGGCGGCCCGGCGTTTACTGGAGCACGAGCAATAGCTCGGGCATATGTCGCAAGTGAAGGCAACCCTTTTGGTAAAAGTCCAAGATATAAAAAAGGCGTCTGCTACAGAAATTGCGGGGAAAAGAAATATGTTACTTCATCAGGGATGACAAAAGAGGTTTATGAAAGAAAAAAGAAAACGGGGGCACGAGGAAAGTAATTAAAAAAATAAAAACAAATTATTATGGCACGAAGACCTATACAAAAAAGAAAAACTCTTAAAGACTTTAAAACAGGAGTAGGAAGAACAGGAACTAAATATGATACTTTAGCTTTCAAGAACTATCAGGCTGCAAGATTAGAAAAGATGATGGGGACAAATCCAGACGGGTTTCCTTATTATAAGCACGGAAGAGGAATGATATCACCGGAGCATTTAAGAAAAGACAGACCAAAACCTAAAAACCCTATGGGTAAACTTTAATGTATAAAAGCTCTTTAGATAAAAATAAATATAATTACAAATGTCCAAAAGGAAACACAAAAGACTTCCCTAATATGTTAATCTATAAAAAGCAATGACAGAAATATCTAAAAACAAAATACTGAACAAAAAAATTAATATAACAGTCGAAACTCTTATAGGTATAGCTATAGGAATTTTTACCCTTATGGGAATGTGGTTCGCCTTGCAATCCGACATTCAGCTTGCTATGGAAATGCCCGAACCAGAAGTTTCCAGAACTGAATATGATTTAAAAGACCAGCTAATCAGGGAGACTATAATGTCTACTCAGCAAAAAGTGGAGGAAAACTCAGACAAGCTAGATAAGATAGACGAGAAGCTTTATGAGATAATTAAAAAATAATGAAACGTTTATTGGTAATAATACTACTACTGTTTACAGCAACCATGTTTGCTCAAGAGATGGTTGTGTTGCATGTCAACGCTAAATGGAACTCCCACAATGATTACACCGATGTTAAGAAGCTAAAAAATGTCACAATCCAATATGCCAACCTAGAAGACCAAAGCTTGAAGTTTCAGAAGAGTGTTAAGGGTGTGCCAGCGATTGTTTTATATAAAGACGGAAGCCCTATCACTTCATGGCAAGCCGGGATATCTTTAAGATTAAATATTAAGCATGAAGAAATTCAAGCTGTAATTGACCTTCATAAGCCAAATTAAAGCAGGTGAAAAAAATTCTCTCCCTCCTAAAAAAGCTAGGTGATAAAATAGAAGAAGCGCTAGAGGGGATGTATCCTAAACTCAATTCTCATATGAAAGGTGGAAAGAAAAAATAGGCAATAAAAATATTAGTATCTTTGTAAATAAAACTAGAAATCATGGCAAAAAAAAAACAAGGTTATAACGCAAGACTGGATGAATCTTTAGGAGCTCGTAATGGGAAGAAAAAACAATCTTTCAAAGACAGGCGAGATGAATCAAAAGGAATTATGAAGCGTTATGGGAAACACCCATATTCAGCTGACTCAAATATGAACTAATGGCAACAAAAGGAAGAACTAAAAAAGAAGCGTTCCCAGAAATTAAAAAAAAGAATGAGGGGAAGTTTACTAACTGGGTAAAAAGAAATATGCCTGGTAAGTCAACTTGTGGCGCAGCTTCTGCTATCATGAGAAACACTGATAAGTATTCAAGTTCAGTTGTTAAGATGGCGAACTACGCTAATAATTTCGGATGCAGTAAAAAGTAAAAGAATGAAAAAACTAGGAGCATGGTTAATCAAAACTTCTCACGCAATAGCAAGGGGTTTTGGAAGAGTAAAAAAAGCGTGTATGTGTAGGTGGAATAAAATTTTATACGCCCTCACATTTGCAATAAAAGAGTGTAATAATCCAGTTTGTACTTGTAAAAAATGAGTTCAAGAGGATTAGGAGACGATATAGAAAGAATTACACAATTCACCGGAATCAAAAAAGCGGTGGATGTTGTAAGTAATAAATTAAATAAAGATTGCGGATGCAACCAGAGGCGTGATTCCCTCAACCGGTTGTTTCCTTATAAAAGATAAAAGAAATGGCATATCAAAAATTACAAGCAGGAAGAGCATGGTCGGTAAATACAAGTGATAATACAGACATTCCAGATATAGGAACAGCAGGGCCAACGGGAACTACCACATCAGGTAGCGCAACTCAATTAATTGACACAGCAGCTACATTTTTAACAAGCGGAGTTAAGCTTAATATGATTGTAGTGAACACAACCGATGGAACTCAAACTACTGTAACAGGAATTGATAACGACACAACCCTAACTGTTGCAGACAATATATTTGCCGTAACGGCAAAAGCTTATGTTATCTATGGTGGAGAACAAGAAGGAGCTGTATTATATATTGGTACGGCAGGAAATTTAAAGGTAACCACTGTTGCTGGAGACGCAGTAACTTTTATAGGTATAAACACAGGGGCGTTCTTTCCAGTGCAGGTGGCTAAGGTTTGGGCGACGGGAACAACTGCCTCTAATATAATTGCTTTATGGTAATAGGAATAGTAATAAGTATATAGTATGTCATTAATAATCGCCATAGGCAATTTTATTGGAACAAATCAAGGTGCAGTAAATCCGCCTTATGGAGGAGAAGATATAGTAACAGAGCTAGGAGTTCAAATGGTGTCAGAGCTAACTAGCGTAGATTTAATAACAGAACAAGCACCGTAAAATAAAAGACAATGGCAGTAAAATTTTCACAATTTACAACAGGTTCTTCTCTAGCCGACTTAGATTATTTTGTTGGGTATAAAGGAACTGACAATATTCAAGTTGCAAAAGCGCTAGTAACAGGAACAACATATACAGTAGATGTTCCAGCGGCAACAACAAACATAAACCTAGCAGGTAGCGATTCTACTAATGATGCAATTACCCTAACTGGTGGGACAGACATCTCCCTAGTGAGAACAAGTGCCAGTGAAATAACAATAAACTCTACAGCAAGCGGCGAGACCTATGATTTAAACGCTACAGCTGACGGAAGTGATGTGGATTTAAACTTAACCTCTACTTCAGGAACTGATAATTCTACTGTACAGTTTACAGCGGGCTCAGCGATTACTTTAACTAGAACTGGCGCTCAAGAAATAACCTTTGCACTTACTGATGATTCAGTTACTGTTGCTAAACTGGCGAATGAATTTAAAACTGCTAATGCAATAGCAAGCGCCGCTTCAATGACAATAGATTGTGATACTTATGATGTGTGGACTTGGACAGCAGCTCATAGCGCTACTTTAGATTTTACTGATGTAACCCTGGGAATGACAAAAACCCTACAGATTACAGGAAGCGGTGGGGCGCTGACAATAGCTTTTCAAAATATAAACGGTAGTGCGGGAACTTTTAATAAAACATCAGGAACTTATAGTGATGCAGCAGTAAAGAATTTAATACAACTGAAATTTATTTCAACCTCTGAGGCTTGGTATACAATTTCTCAAATCACATAAAAATGAAAGCAGTAAATATAAACGGAATAATCACGGTTTACAATTCAGTACCTAATGTACTAAAAACTTCAACAGGGACTTACTTAAATGCAAGTGCAATGTCTGATGAAGATTTAGCAAATGCAGGATGCTTTGACCTTATCATAGATGAAAATTACGATTCAAGAGTCCATGATTTAGGCGAGGTATATTGGGATACAGAAAGTACAGTATTTAGAAAAGATGCAGAGGATAAAACTTGGACTGAAACTGTTGGCGAATTACAAACAAGAAGAATTAATCATTTTAAATCAATAGTTAACACCGAATTACAAAAAACAGATTGGTATATAATCAGAAGTGTGGACAATGGGGATGATGTTCCTAGCGACATTGCTGATGCGAGAGCTGAAACAAGAAGCCTATCTGATACAGTTGAATCAGAAATCAATGCGCTTACTACAAAGCAAGAAGTAATGCAATATGATTTCCCAAATGTTAGCTAAATGAGTATTGAAGAAAAACTTTTAGGTGCACCTGCTGGAGGAGGTTTTGCAGGCGAGAATTTTAAGGCAATTACATATACAGGTAATGGTTCTACTCAATCTATCACTGGTGTAGGCTTCAAGCCTGATTTGGTAATGATAAAACCCAGAACTGAGTCCGACAACTGGAATATTTTTGATAGCACAAGAGGCCCAAAAGAACAATTACTACCAAATACAGGAGCAGGAGAATCAACCCAAGTAAATTCACTTCAATCTTTTGACACCGATGGATTTACTCTAGGCACTGACAATAATTCAAATAAGGATACTATTCTCTATTCAGCTTGGTGTTGGAAAGCTAATGGGGGAACGACTACTTCAAATGGAACTGGAGATATTACATCAACAGTACAGGCAAATACTGCGGCAGGATTTAGTATTGTAAAATGGACTGGAAATGCAAGTGCAACTCAAACAGTTGGTCACGGATTGAGTTCTGCTCCTGAATGGATGGTTGTAAAAAATTTAAACACTGGTGATTGGGTTTGGCAAAATGTTGTTCAATTAGGTGCAGCAAGAGGTATATATTTAAATGATTCAGCAGGGGAAGTAACAGATTCTACTTTTTGGCAATCTGCAAGTCCAACATCAACTGTATTTACAGTTGGTAGTAGTAGTTTAACAAACGGTAGTGGCAATGAGATGATTGCTTATTGTTGGCATAGTGTTAGTGAGTTTTCTAATTCAACCACAGGTTCACAATATATTGGAACAGGGACTTCAAATGGGCCTATAGTTGAGCTGGGTTTTGAACCGAGTATAATTCTTATAAAATCTAAAGATGGCTCTCCTGCTACTAATTGGTTATTATATACTCAAGAAACTAACGAATACTTATCTGTTGATAATAATAATCAAGCATCAGCAAGCGCTGGAACATATAAAATTGATTTTCTTTCAAATGGTTTTAAGGTTTCAGGAAGTGGTAGTGGAATTAATAATAGTGGACAAAGCTATAATTATTATTGTTGGGCAAAAGACCCTGACACAGAAGTTCCAGAACTTGCAGCTAGTTTTAGTGCAAGAACTTATGTAGGAACAGGCACAGGGTTAAATGTTTTAGGGGTTGGATTCCAGCCTGATTTGTTGTGGACAAAAGATAGTGGAAGAACATACGACCACATGGTGTTTGATTCAGTAAGAGGGCCAAGTACAAATCTGGATTTCATATACACTAACCATATTTCAGCTAATAATTCAGGAAGTGCAAATTATGTGGCAAGTTTAAATAGTGATGGTTTTACTGTGGGTTCTGAAAATTATACAGGCGCAAATAACGAAGAGTATGTTTCTTATTCTTGGAAAGCTAATGATGAGCAATCGGTAAACACAGAGGGCACTATAGATTCAGTTGTTAGTGTAAATGCAAATGCAGGATTTAGTATTGTAAAATATACAGGAACAGGAAGTAATGCAACAGTCGGACACGGATTATCTGCTACACCAACATTTATATTAGTAAAAAACTTAACAAGCACATCAGCTTGGGCAGTATTCCAGACAAGTATGGGCGCAACAAAATATATGGAATTAAATGACCAAACCGCAATGAGCACTGCGTCTAATGTTTGGAATGATACTGCACCAACTGCAACAACAGTTAGTATTGGTACTTGGGGGCCTGTAAACACAAGCACTAATGAACATATAATGTATTGTTTCCACGATGTAACAGGATTTAGTAAGTTTGGAAGCTATACGGGGGATGGGCTTGCTGGCAAAGCAATTACAGTAGGATTTCAACCAGATTGGGTGCTAATCAAGTCAACAGTAGGGAGTGATAATTGGAGATTATATGATAATATAAGAGGGATTACAGCAGGTGGTTATTTAGAACCTAATAATACTGATGCTAACAATACATCAAACGCACCTGCTTTAACAACAACATCAACAGGTTGGGAAATAACCTCTGGTGGTGTTTCAATAGGAGATAATGTAAGTCCTAATTTATATACATATTACGCCTTTAGAAACAACACTGCTATGAATACAACTCTTGAAGCGAGCTTTAACATAATTACCTATGAAGGAAATGGGACTGCCGCTCGTGCTATCACGGGGCTAGGATTCAGCCCTGATTTAGTGTGGATGAAAGGGAGGTCTCAAGTTGATAATCAGTACTGGCAGGATTCAGTAAGAACTGCACCTGTAAGGGTATATTCTAACAGCGATGTAGTTGAATATGCCCCTGCTACAAATAGATTCACTTCATTTAATTCAGATGGATTTACTATAGGCAGTGATAGCTCTGTAAATTTGGATACAGAAACCTACGTAGCTTGGTGTTGGAAAGCAGGGCAAACGTGGAACTCTAATAGTGCAGGTAGTATTAGTTCAGTAACAAGCGCCAATACTGCCAACGGATTTAGTGTTATAAAATATCACGGAGATTCTGCCTCAAGCGCTACGATTGGTCATGGGTTAAGCTCAGCTCCGGAGCTCATAATAACAAAAGCAAGAGATTTTGCAGGAGGTTGGCCTACTCAATACAATGATGGTTCAACTGCATTTTATGGATTAAGATTAAATGAAAATGGCGCAAATGATGCTGCAAATGGCAATGTGTTTTATGCTAACACTGCACCCACGGCTAGTGTATATACAGTTGGAGATGGTGATGAAGTAAATGATGACTACGATTACATTGCTTATTGTTTCCATTCAGTTGCTGGATTTAGTAAAATCGGAAGTTATACTGGAAATAGTAGCACACAAGCTATTACAGGTTTAGGATTTAAGCCAGATTTTGTAATGCTAAAGGAAACAGATGGTATTGATAGTTGGGAGGTTTTTGATAGCCTCAGAGGAGCAACTTCAGTCTTATACCCTAATGGAGATAATGTCGAGGGGACTAATTCAGGTGTTACCTCTTTTGACTCAGATGGATTTACACTGGGGAGCGCTACATCAGCAAACGAAAGTGGAAAAACTTATATATATATGTCATTTGCTAAAAATGTAGCAAGCAACACAACTCTTGAGAATAGTTTTAAAACAGTTATATATTCAGGTAATAGTTCATCTCAATCAATAGGAGGTGTAGGATTCCAACCTGACTTGGTGTGGATTAAAGAGAGAAGTGGCACGAATCCAAACGCTTTATTTGATTCTGAGAGAGGCACAGGTAAGCTTCTAGTTTCAGAGACAACTGCTGCACAATCAGGTAATGTTGGTGATTTAATGGGGGCTTTTGAGACTGATGGATTTCAAGTAAACAGAAATTATTTAGTACATACTGCTTATGATACAACTAATGGTTCAGGAAGTTTAGACTATGTAGCTTGGTGTTGGAGAGCAGGTGGAACTTGGCAATCTAGTGCTTCAGGCAGTATTAATAGTATAACAAATGTGAATACTGCAAACGGATTCAGTATTGTTAAATGGACAGGAACTGGTGCAAATGGAACTGTAGGACACGGACTGAGTTCTACCCCCGAAATAATAATTAGCAAAAATATGACTACTGCGGCAGCTGATGGATGGCCTGTTTATAGTCAAACTATTGGCAATGATTATACGCTTTTTTTCAATGATAGTTCAGCTAAATCATCAACAGCGGGAACTTGGGGAAGCACTTCGCCTACTTCAACTGTTTTTACAGTACAAGATAATAATGCAAATAATCAATCAGCCAATGAGATAATTGCTTACTGCTTCCATTCAGTAGCAGGGTATAGTAAAATTTCAAGCTATACTGGTACAGGTTCAGCTTTAAGCATCACAGGCCTTGGATTTCAACCTGATTTTTTATTATTAAAAGATACACAGAGCACGGAACAATGGTATACGTTTGATAGCGTAAGAGGAGCTGATAAATTTTTACATTGTAACTTAAACAGCGCAGAGGGAACTGACGCAACAACAAGATTAACATCTTTTGATAGTGATGGATTTTCACTTGGAACAGATGGTTCGGTAAATGGAAGCGGTAATGTTTTTATATATATGGCATTTAAAATGAATTAAGTAACTTAGTCTATTAAACATGGATAGAATAAGCACTCATATATCTTATAAAGAAGCTGTCTTTTCAAGAACAGCACTACGATTAGATATCGACAATACACCAGATGGATACGAGTTAGGAAATATGAATGGGGTAGCCCGTAACATATTTGAACCATTAAGAGAATGGGTTGGTGGGCCTATAAAAATCAATAGCTTTTTTCGAGATAAAGCGCTCAATACTGCTATTGGGGGAAGTTCCCGGTCACAGCATTGCGAGGGCAGAGCGATTGACCTGGATGATACCTTTGGTCATAAAACAAACAAGGATATGTTTTATTATATTAAGGACAATCTAAATTTTGACCAGTTAATCTGGGAGTTTGGAGATGACACTAATCCGGCTTGGGTACACGTTTCTTATGTTAACGATAATGAAAACAGGAATAGATGCTTAAAAGCATATAAGAAAAAAGGAAAGACCGGTTATATGCAAATATAATATATGAGTAAATTAAAACTATTTAAAAAAAGTAGAGTAGAAAAAATGGCTAGACGAGTTATACTAAACGGGTATAGACAAGCAGCCGGGAAAAAACCAAAAAAAATCAAATGGGCAAAGAAAAGAAAAAACTAAAAGATACTGCTGTAGGTCGATTTTTAGCACAAGCAGGTTCAGGAATTATTAATAACCTAGGGGATGTTCTCCCTGATAAAGGCGTAATGGGATTGGTGAAAAACCTTATAAAAAAAGACCCGGAGCTCCCGCCAGAAGATAAGGAAAAAGCTTTAGCTCTACTCCATCAAGATACTATCGAAATGCAAGAGGTATCAAAACGCTGGAGTAGCGACATGAAATCTGACTCATGGCTCTCGAAAAACACACGGCCGATGGCTCTTGTATTTTTAACTATATCTATGGTGCTATTAATTTTTATTGATTCAACAGGTATAGATTTTGAAGTAGACGGAGGATGGATTGATTTGTTGAAAAGTTTGTTAATTACCGTCTATGTGGCCTATTTCGGTTCGAGGGGAGCGGAGAAGTTCAAAACTATCCAGAACAATAATGGCTAGAAGACATGTTACTTTTGTCTATTTAGAAAAACCTAGAAAAAGAAGACCTGGTGTTCATGCTAAAACCAAATCTTCTAAATGTAAATCTTCTAAAAATTATCTTAAACGATATCGAGGTCAAGGGCGATAAATAATTTATATCTTTGTAGTTAAATATAATTTAATCTAATGGATATAAGAAAGATTTCTATAGGGCCAGATTATAAGTCTAGCTCAATGCACTATATCGTAGGGCAAGAAGTGTTGGGTGGAAGTTATGTTATCCATTTAATCCAGTTTATAGAAAGCTCACGCAGCATTAAGATATGGATAAAACAAGAGGGCGTAATTCTTTTATGGAAAGAGTTTAACTCTCAGATGCCAGTGTCAATAGAATATAATATTAATTTTTAATGAAGTCACCTTTTTATTTTATAGCCAAACCTTTAGACGATAAGCGTTATACTAATACTAAAAATATAGAAGGGATGGAGATAGTAACTAGCACTTCAGAGGAAAACCATATGGCCTCTAACAGACAAGGAGTGGTGGTGGCAACTCCTATAGGATACAAAGGGGAGATAAAAAAAGGAGATATACTTTTAGTTCATCATAATGTGTTTAAGTATTATAATGATATGAAGGGTAGGCAAAAAAGTGGTAAGAGTTTTTTTAAAGACAATTTGTTTTTTATAGAGCAAGACCAGTTTTTTATGTACAAGCAAGACGGAATGTGGCATTGCCATGACAGGTATTGTTTTGTGCAACCCGTCCCCAAAGAAGATTCTTTTATATCAAAACTAGGAACAGAAGAGCCTTTAATAGGGATTATGAAATATTCAAATGATTACCTATCTTCCCAAGGTGTAAACCCTGGAGACAGAGTTTGCTTTAAACCAGAGAGCGAATATGAATTTCTGGTGGATAATGAAAAGTTATACAGAATGTATGACCACCAAATAACACTAAAACTATGAAATCCGAAGAATTAAAAAAAAGCATTATAGAGGCAGGGCGTAGAGCCGTAGAGCAATTAATTAAAGTTGCTAAAGAAGATATTATTAAACCAGACCCTGAAGATGAGCTTGCGGCTGATAGATTAAAAAATGCAGCAGCAACCAAAAAGCTAGCGATATTCGATGCGTTTGATATATTAAATAAAATAGATTCCGAAGAAGAAGTATTAGAGACAGGAAGCACAGTAGATAAAACAAACACCACCCAAGGATTTGCAGAAAGACGTTCAAAATAATTTATATCACGTAATAAAAGATTATGTGCCTAAGGCTGTTCTGACTAAAAAGAACAGGGGGAAAACGTGGCTGTATGGGTATAATGAAAAATATGATTTTATTGTTATATCTAAAAGCGGTCAAGTAGGAGATATAATAAATATAAATGGCTTAGCTATAGGACTACCCCTACCGCCAAAAGAAATATTTAAACGTTCTGATAAAAAAGAAAAACAGTATTGGGAACGACATGAGCTTCCAAGAGAGCTATCCAGAATCAATTCTATTTTTCAATGGAATGAATATCCTCCACAATTTAAAAACAAATGGGTAGATTATATAGAGGCTGAGTTTGATAAAAGAGAATTAGGCCACTGGTTTTATAATAATGGAAAGCCTACGTATCTAACAGGCTCTCACTATATGTATTTACAATGGACAAGTATTGATGTAGGATATCCTGACTTTAGAGAGGCTAATAGAATATTTTTCCTTTACTGGGAGGCGTGTAAAGCAGACAAAAGATGTTTTGGTTTAGATTATTTAAAAATCAGACGTTCTGGATTTTCTTTTATGGGTTCTTCAGAATGTGTTAATATAGGAACATTGGTTAGGGATTCAAGGGTAGGTATACTATCTAAAACTGGAGCGGATGCAAAAAAAATGTTTACCGACAAGGTTGTTCCTATAGCCAATAGATTACCTTTCTTTTTTAAACCTATTCAAGATGGTATGGATAAACCTAAAACTGAACTAGCGTTTAGAGTTCCAGCAGCAAAAATTACTAAAAAGAATATGTATACTGTGTTAGATGAAGAGCTAACAGGATTAGACACAACTATTGACTGGAAAAATACAGACGACAACTCATATGATGGGGAGAAATTATTACTCCTTGTACATGATGAATCAGGGAAATGGATAAAGCCAAATAACATACAGAACAACTGGGGGGTTACGAAGACTTGTTTAAGATTAGGAAGTAAGATAATAGGAAAGTGTATGATGGGCTCTACCTCTAATGCGTTAAGTAAAGGGGGGGAGAATTTTAAAAAATTATTTGAAGACTCTAATGTAGACAATAGAAACGCAAACGGTCAAACTAAAAGCGGATTGTATTCTCTTTTTATTCCTATGGAATGGAACATGGAAGGGTTTATAGATAAATTTGGAATGCCTGTATTTTATAAGCCCACTAAACCGGTTTTAGGAGTAGATGATGAGTGGATAACAATAGGGGCGATTGACTACTGGCAAGCCGAGGTGGAATCATTAAAAAAAGATGCCTCTGCGCTTAATGAATTTTACAGACAGTTTCCTAGAACAGAGTCGCATGCTTTTAGAGATGAAAGCAAATCTTCTTTGTTTAATCTAACTAAAATATATCAACAAATAGATTATAATGACTCTTTAATAATAGAGCATCATATAACAAGGGGGAGGTTTTATTGGAAAGACGGAGTAAAAGACTCAGAGGTTATATGGACTCCCGACACAAGGGGGAGGTTTAAAGTGTCATGGACACCTAATCATGTCCTTAATAATAAAAAGATACAGAAACATGGAATATATTTTCCTGTAAACGAACATATAGGGGCTTTCGGGTGTGATTCTTATGATATATCAGGAACAGTAGGCGGTGGAGGTTCTAATGGGGCATTGCACGGGCTGACTAAATTCAATATGGATGAAGCTCCAAGTAATGAGTTTTTTTTAGAATATATTGCTAGGCCACAAACAGCAGAGATATTTTTTGAAGAAGTATTAATGGCGTGTGTATTTTATAGCATGCCTATACTTGTAGAGAACAATAAGCCTAGATTATTATATCATTTTAAAAATAGAGGGTACAGAGGGTTTTGTATGAACAGACCAGATAAATATTATAACAAGCTCTCAAAGACAGAAAAAGAATTGGGAGGTATTCCCAACACCTCTGAGGATATCAAGCAGTCTCATGCAGCCGCTATCGAATCATATATAGAAAAACACGTTGGTTTAGATTTAGAAGCAACCTATAGGCCTCAAGACGAGATGGGTTCAATGTACTTTACAAGAACTTTAGATGACTGGGCAAGGTTTGATATTAGTAACAGAACTAAGTTTGATGCTAGTATTAGCTCAGGTTTAGCTATCATGGCTAATCAAAAAAACGTTTATCTTCCAAAGAAAAAAGAGTCAAAAATAAGTCTTAACTTTGCAACATATAATTACAAAGGAATTTTAAGTGAATTAATGAGATGAAAGAAGTTACAATAAATATTTCATCTGTAGGCTTTCCTAGTCAATTTGTGTCAGACGCAGAAAAGGAGACTTACGAGTTTGGATTACAAATTGGACAAGCAATACAATACGAATGGTTTAGAAAAGACTCTAATGGTTGTAGGTATTATAGTCAGTGGAGAGATTTTAACAGACTACGCCTTTATGCCAGAGGAGAACAGTCGATTGCTAAGTATAAAAATGAGTTAGCAGTTGATGGAGATTTATCTTACCTTAACTTAGACTGGACTCCAGTTCCAATAATCCCCAAATTTGTAGACATAGTAGTTAACGGAATGTCAGACAGGCTTTTCAAAGTCAGCGCTTATGCGCAGGACGCCCTGTCTCAAGCTAAAAGAAGCAAGTATCAAGAAATGATTGAGGGGCAAATGGCCGCTAAAGATGTTTTAAGTATTATTCAAGAAGGCACAGGTTTTGACCCTTTTCTTATGAATCCTGATGAACTACCTGCGAGTGATGAAGAGCTAAGTTTGTATATGAACTTAAATTATAAACCAGCGATTGAGATAGCCGAAGAAGAGGCTATCGACACAATGTTTGCGGAGAATCACTATGATGATATTCGTAAGCGGTTAGATTATGATATGATGGTAACAGGAATGGCGGTAGCCAAACATGAGTTTTTGCCTGGCGCAGGAGTGGATGTTTCGTACGTAGACCCTGCTAATGTGGTGTATAGCTATACAGAAGACCCGCACTTTAAAGATTGTTTTTATTGGGGGGAAATCAAAACAGTTCCTATAGCGGAGTTACTTAAAATAGACCCCACCCTTACAAAAGAAGATTTAGATAAAATATCCAAATACAGCCAAACATGGTTTAACTATTTTAATGTTGCTCAGTTTTATGAGAATGACATCTTTTATAGAGACACCTGTACATTAATGTATTTTAATTATAAGACTACAAAAAAAATAGTTTACAAGAAAAAGATTTTAGATAATGGGAATATGAGGATGATAGAAAAGGATGATGGGTTCAATCCTCCAGATGAAATGATGGAAGAGGGGAATTTTGAAAAAATAGAAAAAACAATTGATGTTTGGTATGATGGGGTTATGGTAATGGGCACTAACATTGTATTAAAATGGGAACTTGCCCAAAATATGGTAAGACCGAAGTCCGCTTCGCAGCATGCTATTCCAAACTACGTAGCTGTTGCTCCAAGAATGTATAAAGGTGTAATTGAATCTCTGGTTCGAAGAATGATACCTTACGCAGATTTAATTCAGATGACACACTTAAAACTTCAACAAGTAATAGCTAGAACAGTTCCAGATGGAGTATATATTGATGCAGATGGTTTAAACGAAGTTGATTTAGGAACAGGGGCAGCTTATAATCCTGAGGACGCATTAAGATTATATTTCCAAACTGGTAGTGTAATTGGTAGAAGTTATACACAAGAAGGAGATTATAACCAAGGTAAAGTTCCTATACAACAGCTCACAAGCAATTCAGGAGCTTCTAAGACACAAATGCTAATCGCTAACCTCAACCACTACTTAGATATGATAAGGGCCGTAACAGGTTTAAATGAAGCGAGAGACGGAACGATAGCAAATTCAGACGCTTTAGTTGGAGTTCAAAAGCTAGCTGCATTAAGCTCTAATACTGCTACCCGCCATATATTAGATGGAAGTCTTTACATATATCGTACGTTAGCCGAAGCGCTAACTTATAGGGTAGCAGATATTTTAGAGTATTCGGATTTTAAAGAGGATTTTATAAATAAAATAGGGAAATATAATGTAAGTATATTAGGAGATATTGCAGAGTTATATATATATGACTTTGGAATCTTTATAGAACTTTCTCCTGATGAAGAACAAAAAGCCATGTTAGAGCAAAACATTCAAATGGCTCTTTCTAAACAAGATATTAATTTAGAAGACGCCATTGATATTAGAGAGATTAAAAATTTAAAGCTTGCTAATCAATTATTAAAAGTAAAACGTAAAGCAAAAGAAGAGGCAGATGAAAAGAGGGAATTACAAAAACAAGCTATGGTTGCTCAACAGCAATTACAATCACAACAAATGGCCGCTCAAGTAGCTGCTCAAACACTTGAAATGGAAACTCAGGCTAAAATGCAATATAGACAAGCCGATATTGCTTTTGAAATAGAAAAACAAAAAACCGAAGCTCAGTTAAAATCTCAGCTTATGGAGCAAGAGTTCCAATATAATCTTCAACTTCAAGGGCTAACACAAGCACAAATTTCGGGGCGTGAAGATGAAAAAGAAAAAGCTAAAAGCGACAGAATAAGCCAACAAAATACTCAGCAATCCGAGCTGATAAATCAGAGGAAAAACAATTTACCCCCTAAAAACTTTGAGTCAAATGAAGACTCGTTAGACGGGTTCGACCTAGCTGAATTTGAGCCTCGATAGTGTGTTTAAATTTTCACTAACTTTGCAATTAAATTAAATTAAATTAAATCAAATGGATATAAAAGTAAGAGAAGTCACGGCTGAAGAAAAGTCGAGTCAAGAAATAGAGCAAGA